ACAGAAGATTTAATAACAGGTTTACCTTCGAGCCTTCTGGTTGTGCGTTCTTCCAACTCGTCAATATATTCCATATAACGAATTTTTTCGCCCTTGCAAGTCGTTTTCACGTCACCATCCGGCAATACTTCATGTGTCAAATCATTGTTTGGGTCATAATCTGTACCTAAAAACTTTGTTTCAATACCCAACCTTAATTCCTTGAGATTCTAATGAATTATTAGCCTTGACATAACCCTTCGGGTCTTTTGCCGCCCATTCTTCATAAGAGGCATATCCGCCAAATTCAGCTTTCCCGTCGATCTTACGCTTTGCCGGTGATCCGTCAACCTTGAAAGGACTTCCCTTCACGGTCTGCTCTTTCTGTACGTGCTTTTCAAGATTATCAAGCGATAAGCCTGCATATATATCCCTGTCATCTTCCGGTATTTCAGTTAATAAAGATTCACGCCTGGATGTCTTATAATCGTCCCATTCCTGGACTTTGGTCGCCGCCTTTTCCAAAGCTGCTTCCTTTTCCGCCAAAAGCTCTTTTAACTGTCCCTCTTCCTTCATCTTTGATTCCCGTGCCTTCGTTTGCTTTTCTTCCAGCGCAGAAAACTTGGACTTGAAATCGGAAAAATCGTCCTTCAGCTTCTTATAGACTCCATACGGAATCGAGTTAGAATCAGAGTTTTTACCCTCTGATGAGGTGGCAGGATTGATGTCGCTGTCCTGTCCAGCGTTTTCCTGATTAACGACATTTGGATTGTCGGTAACCTGTTTTGAGTCAGTAGGATTGACTGCCATAACTTAAAGTACTCCTTTAATTAAATACAATTAATTTCTTTCCTTGAATATGATATTGTCCTCTTTGTCGTATGAAATTGGCACTAATTGACATTGACAATTCGCACGACAGACAGAAAAACCGGACTTCGGCAGACCGATAGTTTCAAAATATTCCATTGTCCCGGTGATGCCTGCCCGCACTTCACAATCCGGACATACATTCACACCGGCTGTTTTCCAAAGCCTGTGGTCTAAGCCTTCATCCTGGAATACACCGTTTGTCGCTGCGTTGGATACATTCTCCACGCCATTCCTGACAGACGATGCCGCACCATTACGAAATGCACCGAATATGCGTCCTTTATTATCCAAATCAGATTGTAAGACCGCTGCAATGCGTTCTGGTGTCATGCCGGTTATTACCATCTGGTCAACAGCTTCCTCTAAATCGACAATGAAATGATCCACCGTTGCAGAGATAGATATGCGTACCGATTCCCGGACTTCTTCGTAGGTTAGAGGCATTATATCGCCTTGCCTATTTTCAATTTCTTGTTCAATCGCAATTTCATTTCCTTGCGTAATTTCTTCTGCACTCGCTTACCCACGCCATACCATTCGCGTTTAGGCAGACCATCACCGGTATTATGCACCACACCGACAACAATTCTGTTTACACCATCACGCCCTTTCGGAACCTGCACCTTTGCCTCTGGTCTGGCTTTTGTAGCGTGTGGTTTGACATATACGCCCTTCATCATGCCTTTTGCCCACAAAGGTGTTAATGGATAGCCTCTCCTCTTTTTCTGGCGTTTGGTGGATTCTGCCAGTGGATGGAAGGCTCTGCCGTCAATATCTTTGCCCGATCCAATGCCGTCAATAATATCTTTAGTTATCACCTGCGCTGCGATGTTCACTTCCGGTGATAGGTTCAGCTTATTCCAGTCAATACGCTTGATATGTGTAACCTTATTTTGAGGCATTAATCAGCATTTCCGCTTTTTTCTCGCCCAACAGGATCGCATCATTGATGACATTCTCCTGCGCTTCCCAAAAGTCCATTAAGACTGATGTCAGATATTCTTTTTTCTGAATCGTATCCATCGATAAAAGGTCTTTCAAATCGACCGCCTGTAAAATCTTTTCACTCTCTTCCGTGATTCCATCCTTCAACCTGTCAATATCAGACAGGTAATCTTTGAGTATCTGCTTCGCCATTTGTCCTCAAACTGAATATATTAGTCCTGGATGTCCGCTGTGTCTGTCTCTCTTCCAGATGTTTTATTGCATCATCCCGATCTTCAAACCTGTCCGGATCTTTTTCCATAATGTAATCCACCTTGTCCTTAATCCCGTGCTTCATCCACCAGTCCCATTGCTTCATTTCATTATCCGGATCAGGAAACTCCATTTCGGCAAAGTCCACACTGAAATCCTCCGGCAATACACGACCTGTCATAACACCTATGATCTGGCGTTCCACCTGGTACAACTCACGCTCAATCATCCTGAATTTGTCAGCGTCATCTTCACGTGCTTCCATCAATTCAAGGTTTTCCAGTTTTATACTTACACCCGATCGGTTCGATGTCAAGCCGAAATCAAAAGCAATATGATGATTGGAACAGATATGTTTAATTTGATGCTCTATGCCGGCAATGATGGAATTTACGTCCACCTGATTGCCAACGCTGTTTAATGTGCCGTCCTCAATTTCGAGGATTTTATTTAAACCCAGCTCAATCTTACTTGCGTCCACCCTGCCATTGACGTATAACTGTCCGCCTGCTGCACGGATATGCCTTTGCAGCATAGTGGCGGAAATGTCTATTTGCTGATTAGCAAGAGCAATGTCCGCTCCTTCACCCTCATTGAAATACTCATCCACAATCGTATTTGGCTGAATCGTCACGAACGGAAGCATCATGTACGGATTTAGATTGCCTTCATTGACCGAGATAATGCGCCCTCCGGCGTTAATTAAGAAATGTTCGTCCTTCGACCAATATACAAATACATCCTCCTGACTCTGCCTCGTGTCATCCACCGGCTTGTCTTTTGGATATATAATAGCTTCCACTTCCAGCGGATTATCAGGATTTAACGCCACTTGATACCGCAGAATAGGACGGTAGTGTATCTGTTGACCATCCCAGTGAGTATGAATTAACATCGTGCCGAGCAGATTATGGATCCGCTCAAAGACTTTCATCTGATAGTCTTTATTTTTTAAGAATACAGCGTAATCGGCGTTATCATCAATGCCTACCTGACGCACAGGCGGATTCTTGTAAACCATACTGATTCTGTTGATCAATCGTTTGGTGAAATTGGTCGTATAAAGCGGAAACTCTTTTTGTAATGTACCGGTAAAATAATTGGTAATATATTTCTGTGTATTGGAGTACTGATAATAATCAATCAGCTTGTCCCTGTGTTCAAACATTTTATTCTGATTGATAGATTTCAGTCGTTCAATACTCTCGGCGATAACCTGTTGTGCATTGGAGAAGTATATCATGCCATATATGTCCTTGTCGTTGGTCTGCGCACCGGATATTCAAAGTCAATGAAATAGCCGAATCCGTCAGAGAAGTGGGTTAAGTCCTTGTTGCTTTTATCAATCTCACGTGTGCCTTCCTTGTTTACTGTCTGCTCCAAATCCCGGATAAAGCCTCTGCACTTTGGCGAGATAATACAGGAATCCATAATCTTATTTGTGCTGTTAACCCGGTCAATGACTGCCGGTGCCGTTCTCTTTGCTATGACCTTAAATCCTTCATTGCGCAGGATGTCATGATCTGTAAACAGGCTGGATGTTTTCCTGGCTCTGCCGGACGGATCAGGATAAACGGTGATCTGCCGGTTATTATAGCGGCGTTTAATCTCTCTTGCAATGCGTTCTGTCATCAATTCGTGTCCGCTGTTATGGTGTATTTCAACTTCATCGAATACACGGACTTTCGGCTTGTCATGATAGGTTTGGCATAATACCGCTGTGATGGGATCAACATTGAAGTCCATACCCACGGATATTGGTAAGGCAGGATTATATTGTACGTCTTTGACGTTTTTGTCTCGGTCGAATACATAGTAGGTTTGTCCGAATTGCAGGTTAACAAATTCACCGTCCAGGTATGCCTTCTGCAATCTCTCATCATAGTTCTGCATAAGCGATTCAATAAAGGCTGGCGGCAGTTTAGTGTTATCACTCGTTTTGCCTTTTACAATGTCGTATCCTGGTTTCGGCTCATCCACCCAATACGACCATACCCATTTGAATCCTTCCGGTGTGGTAGATACAAATCCTGTCAAAGTATTACCATCACGTAAGCGAGACAGACCCATCTTCCATGGCATATCGTCCTTTAACTGGTCGGCTTCATCAATGCCGAAAGAGGCAAGGTTCAATCCCGCCCATCTTTGATAATTTTCTGCTGATCGTAAAAGCACATCCGCCCATCCACCTTTCCATTTAACACGGTAACGCATTTCTGTTGCTGAATATTCATAAGCAAATCCGATCTCATGCAGGGCGTTCTCCAGGCATGGTCGCAGGACATCACGCACCATTGGATAAGTCGGCTCTGCAATCAGGATACGTTTACCTGGATTCTTGCCACATTCCTTTAATGCACGTAAACAAAAGGCTGTTGTTTTGCCTGAACCGTATCCGGCAACCAAAGCGGAATACTTGTTTGTCTGATGGACAAAGTCCGATTGGTGCTGAAACAGTTTATATGACTTCTGTGTTGAATCCACTTGGTAATTCTCCTGTCATTACCTCTTGCTTTTCAGCCTGTCCAAGTATCTGCTTGCCCAACCATATAAGCATAGCCACATTGCCTTTCTGCGCTGCTTTCATCTGCCATTGTCTTAATCTGATTTTACCATTTTCTTTGCCTTTTGCAATACTTCCGGCATAAGTTTTTCTGATAACGTGTTCACCAACATCAAAGAATGATGCTATTTCGACATTAGTACATCCAAGCCCTGCCAACTTTTCAACCTGATCTGTGTCTATATTATATTTTTTAGGTCTTCCCAATACGTTCCGCTTTCTTTCCTGTAAACTGTTCGTATCGCTTAACAATAACATCACAGTAATGCGGGTCTATTTCCATACCATAACACTTTCTTCCTGTCTTTTCACAGGCTATTAGTGTTGTTCCTGAACCCATAAAAGGGTCATATATTTTATTTTTATTATTGTTTGAATAACAAATTATTGCAGTATATGGCAATTTTACTGGAAATGGTGCTGAATGTTTCTTACCTCGATTACTGTCTGTTGATATTTCCCACACATTGCTTATTGGTATGTCATTCTTATGTTTATCCTCAAACACAGGGAATGAATCATTGTCCTTTTGGAATACAAGACAATTTTCAAAACTAAATCCAGGATAATATAAATTTTTTGTTTTCTGGTGTGATAGCCTAATACCTGTAACTCCTTGTTTTTTCCATATTATTGCATCAATATAAATCAATCCTGATTGTTCTAACATTATGGAATGTTTGGCGCTTATGTGTTGATTATTTGCCGAATCATCCCCAATATTCCAAAATACAATCGAATTGTCATTTATGATTATTGATTTAACAACTAATATCATATCATTCATATATGAATCAAAAGTATCCCAATGTGAATATTCTCGCTGATTCCAATATGGAGGACTGGTTAGCACCATATCAGCCTTATTCCCATCCATCAGCCGTTCAACATCTTCCTTCTTTGTCGCATCACCGCATAAAACTCTATGTTCACCTAATAGCCATAAATCACCTGTCTTGGTTATGGCTTCTTCTACTTCGGGTATTTCGTCATCGTCAATTAAGCCTTCAACTTCTTCATCTGAAACAAATCCGACTAATTCATCTTCATTAAAGCCCCATTCAGTCAATTCATCTATTTCAAACAAATTTGCCAAAACATCGAAATCCCATCCACCTGTATTCTTGTTTAGACGAACATTTAATTCCCGTTCCTTATCGTATGTCAATTTCACTTCAACGGTAGGCACTTTATTAATACCCATATCAGTAGCGACACGTACCCTCTGGTGACCGCCCACAATGATATTCTTGCGGTCTTTATGATTGTTAACCACAATCGGGTCAACCAATCCGAACCGTGTGATTGAATCTTTTAGGTGTTTTTGCTGGTCTTTGGTGAGTTGTCGAGGATTGTATTCTGCAAAGATTAGATCCCCGACATTTCTTTGGATTATCTCCATCTTGGTTTAACCTACCAAAATGGACTTTGAGGATGTTACCTAATTATTTTTAGGTTTTCCATATATGATGAGTTCGATTGATTTCTGTCCGAGGTGAAATTCTCTCTCTATAATTCCGATCTTTTCCTGCCGTGACTTAGTCGTGTAGGACAATCCATGCCAGAACGCCTGTACCTGGAGGTTGCGGACAGCGGTGTGGTTTATGAGACTGTAGGGTGAATAGGTGAGCTGTACATCGGTCATTTTTTATCCATATTTAGGGAATGGGTGAGCTGTTCGTCCAACGTCACCCTCCCCCCTTTAAAACTGGCTATCATTTATTTTTTAGGTGTTTCACCTTTTTCTTTTCCGGCAAAAACAGTTCTTCCCTGTCGGGAATTTCCTTTAACATTTTATACGCCTCAAGTTTTAACTTCATGACGTTTAATTGTTTGCCAAACCCATTGTTTATTTCAACAGCCTCACCACTTTTATAAAAACCATCTTTGTCAATTAATGATTTTAAAACTCCTCTGTGAGCAGTAACCATGTCGTCAAAATCACTAAAGTCGTTTATTTGCTTTTTACCTATTTTCATTTTACTTCTCCTTTGTTATTCTTATAATTTTCACATACTGTCTTTTTGCCTCTACTAACTCTTGAGGTATATCTTTATGCTTCAAACTGTTTCCACTTGTTAATAATTTTTTTATATACGTATCAGAAGGAGCTTCTCTGTATTTTTTATTAAGTTTATTAATTTTTTCTCTATTCTTTTTTGAGTACTGACTACTATGCTTTATATGCATATCTCTATATTTCCAATATTCTCTTTTTTTATACTCTTTTAATTTTTCAGGATTATTTTTTAGATATTCTTTATGTTTATCTAAATATTTTTTAGGATTTGCTTTATATTTCTCTCTCCATTGAGCATTTAATTTATCTTTATTTTTTAAAACCCATTCTCTGCCTTTTTCTTTTCCACCTCCTTCATAATAATATCTTTTCTTCATTTTAAGTATTTTTTCCCTATTTTTACTTCTATACTTCCTGTTAATTTCTGCTTTACAAGGTCTACAACCAGTTCCTTTTGGGGAAAAATTATCAGAATATTTTTTGCAATATTTACATCTCTTAATCATTATTTTCTTTTTTTATCAACCTTTTTATGTTTCCATGTTTTACGTAATTCCTGCCAGTATTTATACATCCTTAAATCGCATTTCTCCATGTGAGCAAATAAGCAATCAAGACACATATATTTACCGCAAACATCATGACGACAACACCATTCTTCCTTATTCCAGCCACCACATAATTCACACGGGCAATATTTCAATCTGCACGTCTGTTTTTGGATGGCTGTCCGGCTTGCAATAGCGTTTCTCCGCCTCCACCTGTGCGATCTGGCGGTCGTCTGTCCAATACATTCCGTTCAATGCGTCCTCCACTAATTTGATAAGATTACTTGTGTCCGGTGCAGATGTGTGGTAATGCGGTGATGCTTCTTTTAACAGATGGGCGTATTTGCCGGTTCTGTAATGGTTTTTTGGTCTTGGCATATAGAATATCAATTTCAGGCGCAAGGCTCCGTTTAATGGCTCTCCGGGTCGTTTTAACGCTGCCTGTGTAGCGAATGACTGTTTATCTTTTACGGACGGGTCGTATGTACGTCCATTTCGTGTATGACGGTGGCGTTTTAGCGGTCGTGGTATGCCGTTAACTGTGAATTTCATCTTCTTTTGTGTTTGAAAGGCTGAAAATAGCAGCGGCTAAAAATCCGCAGTAAAAACCAAAAACAAAGATAGCCAACCAGATCAACCAGTCACTCATTCTTTTCCTTTTGCTTCTCCAGACATTCTTTTGAGCAGCACTCTTCTTCCCATAATTCACGGTCGTATTCACCGGTAGATTCATTTAAATATTCGTAATTACTCATATATTCATTACAGATATTGCAGTGAGTGGTAATAGTCATATTGCTCCTTTAATTCTCCGGGGCGGGTGTAAGTGTGAGGTCACATTCAACCAGGAGAGCATTAGGTTTCCCGCCCCAAATTATAAATATTCAGCGATGTCATTATTTACACCCCAGGCAGACACGTTTTGGAAAGCCATAAAACGCCAAATCTTTCCTCGTAAAATATTCCACCCTGCCATGCAAATTTGTCCTTTCCCATACTCGGTCACAACCTCCGCAGTAAAATACCTTCTGCCTGGTAAGATTCTTCTCCCTTGCGCCAACTATTTCATTCCCGTATTCAAATATCCAGGCAGTACTCAATGCTCAAGCTCCCCCCGGTTCAGCCTTTTGCACAAATCTCCGGCAGCATGCGCACAATCGAAGTCCTTTCTTGCCGCATATTGGCGGATGAATCCAGGAACATCAACCAAAAACAATGACCGCTGGTATTTCACACCATTTTTGCAATCACAGCGACCAATAACCGCCGTGGCGTACGCCCTGCCTTTCGCCGGATAATTGACCGAAATTATCTTTTCACCGCCGCAAGTGATGCCGATTATCATTCCTGATCCATTACAGGAATCACACTCGATGTATTCTTCCGGACGCTCCCTCGAGGCTGTACGCTGATAAGCGTAAATCACCTCCGGATACCGTGGAAGCGTACTGCTGGCTGATTTCAATTCATCCACCACCCTCTCCAGAATGGTAATTTCCATGTCGTCGAACTTCTCACAGTAGTTTTCGACAAGCGGTTTATTCCTTGCCGGATCACGGTTATACGCCAGGAATAGGTCGGTTACAACCTTCGCAATATCCGTCCTGAATATCACGTCTTTTCCTTCGTGTTTTTTGACATCCAATCATCCCAGGATTCTTCCTTTTGGCTGTTCAAGGCACAGACATCATCGTCCCACCTTCCCTGGTTAAGCCATGTCGCAGGATTAGGTACATAACCTCTGTCCCATTGATCACTCTTTTTCTGTTGTTCAAGAGCAGCAATTAAGACGGAAACATCAACCTGGATGTTCTTGAATTTACGGTAAGCATCTGATTTGCCCACCTTTCTTGGATATATTTCCCAAAATTTCAAAAACGCCGATGTGTATGTTTCTTTTCTTTTCTTTTCCTTTAACTTCCTTTCTTTTAGGCGAGAATCATTCTTAGAATCATTCCAAGAACCATTCATAGAACCATTCCTGGAATGTATTGGTATTTTAGACGGTTGTGGTTTGTCTATTCTTTGGTATTTATCCCACTTTTTAAGCTGAATATAATCTACATCCTCGCAGTTATATCGTTGTATTAATCCCTCTTTTTCCAAAACCTGAAGGTCATTCTCCGTAGCCAGTTTTGGAATATCATCATAAGGGAAAACAACCGCACGGACGAAGTTTGGATTGCCCTTAATCCTGCCTGCATCGTCCGCATTGGAAATTAAACCAATGAATAATAGTCTTTGTCTGAAAATTAAATTTAAATTGTGTTCGCTTGTCCATATACCCGGATCAATCATTCTCCGCCGTGCCATTACACCAACTCCATCTGACCGGCAGACTCATAATGCTTCAATATGCCTTCTGCTGCCTTAAATTCTGCTCTGGCTCTGCTGCGCAGGTGGTTAATCGTATGGACGGCTTCTGTCTTATCTAATGGATAATAATAACCGGATGAGCCGGAGCATACAGGTAAATGGTCAACTGCCCGAAGTTCATTTACCGCTTCACGTATATTCGCCCCGGCACAACCGAGCTTTCGCTTAATCTCTCCCGACCGTATCGGATTATTTATCGTCCTACTTTTGATAATAGCCAATACAGCAGATTTCAGCGATGTCTTTGTCAACAAGCGCCCTTCCATGACAGGCGAATCAAATATGATACACAAAGGAGCAAAAAGATCTGGAACAGCACATTATATCCCATAAACAGATGTGATATAAAAGAAACAAAACCGCACAGCCAGATTAATACCAGCAATATGTCAGACCAGAATATATCTTTATCGGTGTGTTTTAACATAAAACTTCCTTTCGCCTTCAATATATTCCACGCCCGGCGGACATTCACCGGTTGTCTGTATATGTTCCTTAATGCCTTTTTTGACCGGCTGATGGATAATTTTAACCATTTCACCATTGGCATTGTCCTTGTGCCAGCCTAAAAACTCGTCCCCGTCCAAAATATCTACCTTGTCCGGCGTTTTTCTGGTCCCGAATTTTCCATTGGTCAGCGATACTGACTTGCCATTGCTCACAGCGTTATATGACTTTAATGCCGCCGACATGAACTCTAAACGCTTTTCTAAGGCTTTTATCTTTGTATTGGCATAATGTGTCACCCGTTCAATTTCACGGCGTTTAAAGGTTAATATAGCCTCAATTTCCGCCTCTACCGAACCATGCCAGTACAGCACGCTGTCCGCCTTATTATCATCATTAACAAACGACAACGCTGCCGACTCTTTTTCAGCCTCTTCCAGAAATTCAACAGACTCAACAATCTCCTGATTAATATCCGAGAGCATATCAGCTTTTAGATTCATCGCTGTCCTCCGGTTCAAAGACTGATACCACTTCATTTACGTCTGTTATCAAGCCTGCTTTAATTGCAGATACAACCCACATCACTTTTCCGGCTTGCGTTGAATACAAGTCTAATAATACAGTCGCTGCTGCCTTGTCCACGATCCTGTCTGCCGTCTGTGCTGGTGTTTCATTTCTCAAAATGGTATGTCCTCCGTGGCTTCCTGCGGACGTGTACCCGCTTCATCTGCCAACGCTTTATTATACCTCAATGTTAATTCATCGTCTGCCATCGACTTTGCCTTGGCAGCCTTTTCACCTTCCTGCCTGGATAACCATGTCAGATAATCACCCGGCACATCAGACCACTTTTTGCCTTTATGCTTGCCAAACCAGACAACCGAATCGTCAAAACCATTGCCGCTTGTGCTGATTCCACCGTTCTGCTGATGAATTGCATTTGCGACCTCGTCTGCGGATGCGATCTCTGTTCCGGCAAGACCATACGCCGATAATGCACGACCCCAGGCAGAGGTTTCTGCGTTTTCTAAAGCAGATGTTTGATTTATCTGCGACGAACCAACCTTTTCATAAGCATGACCATTATAAGTGAAGCCATTCACCGCCAGCGTAGCCTTTACAACCACTATGTCACCGTCAAACTTGATGATCTCGGATTCAAGGCTGTATTCACCGTTTGTGGCATCTGCGAGCTTATCAAGGCGTTCAGCAACCGTCGCATACTGCTTACCATGTATTTCAACCGGCATTGCTAAACTCCTTTCTTGTTTTCTCCACCGTTTTCTGTTTATTTTTAACCATCAGTAATAACTCCTTTCTGTTGGTTGTTATTGTTATTTATGGTTTTTAAGCCTGTTCTCGTTTGACCTGCAAGGACAGGCTTCTCTTTTAATACTCGTTTCAATTCTTTGTAAGATGTGTCTGAATCCGGACTGTCGCCTCTCTCCTCAATATACCAGGCGTAATCATTCTCCAAGCCTTCCAGAAGTTCAATGCACTTTGTATGATGCGGATGTAAGCTCATGACGCTTTTTTAAGCCTGTCATAATTGTTTTTGCGGATAACCTCATCCAGATTAGCCTGTCGGAAGCGTCTGCGTCCATTCGGCAGATAAAACGCCTGCAAACGGCTTTCCTTCACCATCCGGTCTATCGTCTTGGTGCTTACATCTAAATACTCACCGGCAGACTTCTTTGACAACCAGCGGTTCATTTTATCTCACCGTTTGGAAATAGGATGCCTTTTGGAATACCTAATGCGTCTGCTATCGGTTTACAGTACTTAGTAGGCATATTTTTTTTATATTGAAGCCAGCAATGAACCGTCGTCCTGTCCACTCCAAGCCTTCGTGAAAGCCATGCACCGTTGCGCTCCTGATGTTTAAGTGCTGTTTTTATGTTCTGTATCATATTTTCGTTTTGCATGTTGTCGTAAGTTACATTGAAAGTTAATTATGTGTCAACATATTGTTATACTTTTTAATTATTAGGTCTATTTATATGTTCCACTACTTGTTAATAACTTATGTACATGAAAAGTATTGATGCTGTAAAAGAATTAGTTCAAGATCATATTGAAAGCCATGGGTGGACAGTGGCAACATGGGCGAAGGAAACAAGTTTCTCAAGGCAGCAGATTACAAGGTGGATTACGGGCGACACAACCAACATCCGTCCTTCCTCTGTTGAGAAAATCGCTGAAACGGTTGGTATGCACGTAAATTGGTTAAATGCGATTCAGACGGAATGTGAAATTTCCGACTATAAAGCAATCGTTGAAACCGGTGATAATTTTGAAATGCCTGCGGAGAAAGGCTATATTCCGATAGTCGGCATGGCGGAAGCTGGTGAGGATGGCATTAATAACTTTGACGCTTATCCGGTTGGACAGGCGGACACCTACATTAAACGTCCTCACGGTATGCACGACCAGAACGCATACGGCACACTGGTTGAAGGTGATTCCATGCGTCCAACCTTAAAACCACGCCAGATCATACTTGTTTCGCCTAATTCAGAGGTTAAAAACGGCGATTATGCCGTATTCAAGGCAACCTCCGGCGATGTTTTAATCGGCGAATATAAGGCGTATAATGCCTATGTGGAATGTATCAAACATAATACGGAATATAAAAACCGCCGGATTAAATTCAAGGATTTGGAATACTGTCATAAAATTGTCTGGATAAAATTGTAAATGGAGAGCAATAATGAAAAAGTTAATACTATTATGTTTGACGGTTTGTATATGGGCTGAAACGGGTGTATTGTCGAGAGTGGTACAGGTGGAGATAAACGATGAAAACACAACGTTTTCGGGTTCATACAGGAGGTCTATTAACCTTGCTGAAATTCTTGGTGTTGAGGCTGACTGGTTTAAATACTCACCTGTGAAATATGAGAGCCATTATGGACCGGAGTGGCTTCAGGTTATGATGTATTCTGGCGATATATATGATATTCATTCACCTGTTGTATTCGGCAATTATACAAGCCCTCCAGGGTACACATCAGAGACAGGATTAGAGGAAAATGTTTCACCTGACGGCAACGTCTCAATATCTGTTATGATTGCAGGCGGGAACGGTGCGGTTTTCGGCGGCACATTGCATATATCGGTAGATTTTCCGATTGAGGTCAATTCCACGTTTTTAGGTGACGTGAATGTGGACGGTGAAACGAATATCACCGACATTGTGATTCTGGTTAACTACATCATCGGCACAGATAATTAACCTCACAGCGAGAGGACGGCTCGTTGTGCGGCACCCGGGCGGAATTAAGGGAGAAGTCCGGGTAATATTTTAATGGCAACTGTCCGAGCTTACCCGCACGCCAAAACACAGCCTTGCTATCTATTAGACTGGACGCATCCTGTAACCGGCAAGCGCAGTAGAGAATATTTGTATTGCACAATAGATATTGCCGAAAATGTTTTAGAGGCAAAAAAAGCAGAGATTGTCCTTATTAAACACGGTCTGTTAAAAACGCCGGAGCTTTCGTCTTTAACGCTTACAGAAGCCAAGCAGTTATTTATCAAAGGCAAAAAAGTCGAGATAAAACAGAATACGATGAAATCCTATATTCTGGCGATGGACAATCTGATTGAAGTGATGGGCGATGTCAATTTATCGTCAATGTCACGTAATGACGGACAGAAATTCCGCTTGTGGCTGAAAAATAGATTTGATACGACTACCTGCAATATCCGTATTCGCTCGGTAAAGGCTTTCCTAAATTGGATTATCACCAATACAGACCACTTAGACAGGCTGCCGTTCAACCTTCGAGAGTTTACCGACCGCGAAACAAAGAATAAATTCATACATCCGGACGAGTTTATAGAAATCAAAGAGGCGACGCTGTGTGTTAATGACAATGATTCCATATATTCCAATGATCTGTTTGTCAATCTCTGGGACCTATATAAAGAAACCGGTATGAGGCTGTCCGAGGTGTTTACATTAAAGATTGACGGCAGGTTTTTAAATATATTAGGCAAATATGATAAATTAAGGACCGTCCCAATGCAGACAGATATTAAACCGTTATATGAAAGAGTGATTCCAAATCTCTCCGGAATTGATCCGACATATATCAGTAATCGCTTTAGTTTAGTCTGCGGCGCAATAGGCTATGAATACACGGTTCATTCGCTCCGCCATACCTTTGCCTGCGAAATGTTAGCTAAATATGACGGCAGCATCTGGAAGGTGTCAGAACTGCTTGGACACTCAAAGTTAGAAACAACACAAGGCTATTTAAGGTCGTTTCCATTAGAATATTTACAGCAGATTTTCGCCTGAAATGGCATAATATTGGCACAAATTATTTTTTACCGTCGTATTAGAAAGGATGATGCCTCCCTTGAGCATAGTTTCTCATATTTCTATATTCACCGACAATCACCCTCCATCTACCGACGACAAACAGGCTATATTATTAACATATCAAATTTCCATAAGTGGGACATTATGGGACATTACGGGACATATAATTGGCATAAATATGGCATAATTTTTACAGCAGCTTTCCTATTTCATCATTTACCACCTTAAAAAACGATTCATTGTCCGCTTGCTTCATTTTATTTCTCATTTGCTGATACCAGGCTAAAAAAGCCTGGGATGATGCCATCAATGATAAAAGGTGTGTTTTCCAGGCTTCAATGAATGTCAGTATCTGCTCATGCGTAATTTCGATAAAAAACAAATCATTGATAATATCTAAAAATACTGCCGAATTAGGGTCAGAGATAAAGCCATAAACGCCAAATAACACAAACCAAGCAGAGCCGCCATTAACAGCCATTCCTGAATAGTTAATTGCCTTTGCTGTTTCAATTTTATCTTGGAGTCTCTGCTGCCGGAGTAATTGTTCATTTTCTGTTTCAGGCTTTTGAGATAATTCTGGCTTGGAATCCGGCTGCTTCTTTTTTCTCCGATTTCCAAAACTTATGCCCTCTGATAATGCCTTTTCAACACCTTCCGCCACATCACCAGACCTCCACCAATTTCATCGAGGTATTATATACGTTTGGTGCTGTCTGGGTAAGGTCATAACTTGAGGAGTCTATTTTCACAATAGCAAACTCATCGACTTCCTTATCCGGCTGGAATATGAACGGCAATTTAAAATTAGCTGTTCCATGTACCACCTTTGAATAAAAAGAATCAATTAATCCGGTAAAGGCAAATGCAGAATCCGGAACTTGTCTGCCCTGCATTACGCCAAAATATGTTCGACTGTCACCCGGTGTATCCCGATTTAAAAGGTCTGTATCATCTAAAAATGAAAATGACAAATCATACGTCCTGCGGGATGATGATGTTAATCCTCTGTATTTGCCAACGCCTTCTGTATTATCATTTGTCATCCATTGTGGCAGATTACCCCAGTATGGTGGTTCTGACCAGCCTGAATTAGTCAATGTATGTCCGCCTTTTGTCGATTGTGATTTAACAGATTCGTTTTGATAGGACAATTTTAATGATAAGTCAGGAGAATGTGGCATATCATACATCCATCCTGCCGTTACATCACCCATATTAAACGTAACGCCCGTCGGTGTTCTCATGGTTATTACAATTTGATTATTCTGCTCTAATGGTTTGTTAAATCGAATCAAAGAATAACCATTTACAATAGATTCCGCATAATCACCGGCAACCACCGGATTGCAGTTAACCGTAGATATTGAACCTATCTCATTAGTATTTGAATCGTCAGCATTTCTTGTATATATCCTGAAATCAATATCATCATTGTAAAAGTCATGACCCAATACTGCCATATATTGAAGTGTATTTGTCCATCCTGCCGGAACTTCCAGGACTGTCGAGATATAATCATATTCACCGGCACTGTAAAGCGGTGTCATCAGTTTTGTATTTGACGGATTTAATTTAAAAAACGGCTCGTATGCAGTATTAGGAAATACGGCAATGCCATGATGTCTGGCAAACAGTCCTATATCAATGTAAAATCTTGGTGTTCTAACACGCTGATAACTCATCGCTGTTTTCCTTTATATTTTTTAATAACTGTGTAGGTATGCCTTAATTGTTCAGGCGATTCAGAAATGTCTTCCGGCTTTTCATCCATTAATTCCGGCAGATTAATTCCCATTGTCTTAACCTGCACATTCACCGATTCACCGTTGCTTAATACGACACGGCATTTGGTTATTTTAAAGTAACCGTAATACTTGCACAAATCACGCCCAATATTGCCTGAAAACGACAGGATATTGCGTCCTTTAACGAAATACCCCTTAGACATATCATGCGTCCGTTTAGGCGTATTATACTGGTGCATGATGAATGGATTGCCTCTGAAATTCAGCGTAAGAGATAATACGTCCTGCTGTGAATCAAAAATCACCTTTCCTCTGCCGTATCGAAGTATCATCCAATATTGTCCGCAATCGCCTGAATAACATCAGCAATATCCTGTTTGCAGAACTGTCCTGCCGGTACTTGTCCGTTCAAATCAAGCAATGCCCACACATTTTGTAAATTAACATCTGCCTGACTAACAGATTCAAGTAATGGATCAACAATGCTGATCGGGTCTAATAATACGTGTGTCGGATACAGGCTGTATATCTGTGTGCTGATAGATGACATTATTGCCAAATCTGGCGTATTAATAAGTGTATCAGCATTTAAATCGTGGGTAATAATATTTGCAGGAATATTGCCACTATCCCAACCATACAAAATGCTGTTTTGCTGAGTATTGCCCCACCCTGAATTATAATTGCCACCGCCATCCATTAAAGTCGATGAGTATATATCATAACCCTGATTGTTGTTAAATACAAACTTGTATGATACTATTGCGATTCTGTTTGTGTAAACATATTTATTCCCCCCTTGTGCAACATCCGGCAACTGCTCATCATCATAATAATTTATATTCGTATATATTGGATCGTCCGGAAGGAATATTTGGGGATGGGAAGAAACTGGTTGATCTCCAAATAATAATTCATCATAACCATTAATTGACCATACACTTGTAGATGCTGAATAAAATGGTGTTCCGCCATAAACTTCAACCCGTCTTAATAAGCAGAAAACTTTGTCGCTTATAAATTTAATATGAAAATTTCCATTTTCCTGCTCTATTGCTTCCAAAAATTTCACCTTAACGGCTACTGAAAAACCCCAATAGTTATTTGGCGAATTAAATTCATATCCCTCTGACGGAACATTACTGCCTCCAAATTTCATATCTAAAACTATAAATGACCTATCTTCATCCAAATTCACTTCTGGTGAATTAGCTTCCATCGTCAAAGTAAATGCAAATTGCTCAAATGGGAATACGTCAGGTGGTGGATATTCCTGATTAAGAATTTCATAAGGAATTAATTCAGCATCTACAAGATTTAACGGGTCTGTCAATTCAAACGGTGGATAATCCGGCAATTCTTCCTCCTCAAACAGAATCGTCACAGAAAAAAGAAAGTAAGCACCGTATTGACCATCACAAGTCATGGATGTCGGCGCTGTATATGGATTCGTGCAGGTAACAGAAGCATAAAATTCATTTGCCACACCCACCGTACCATCCAATCCTAATACTTCCACCGGAATAGTCACTGAATTTGTGTTAATATTGTGATTTATATATACAAGATTTTCAGATATAAATTCAGGACTATTGTAAATTGATAGATGATATTGTGCCTGCGTTAAACCTTCCAGATAATTCTCCGGATGTGACCATTGAAGCGTAACCGTAGCACCCGGCAGTTGTGTAATCTGTAAAAACTCATACTGCCATACAGCAGACGTAAAAATAAAAGTGCCGAGAAAAGGCGTAAAGGCACATGAGCCATCATCCCATTGTGCTGTCTCATCATAATTTAAAGCCGTCTCGTCCATACAGCCATAATATCCGGTTAAATCGTTGTATTCCTCGCTGAAATGACCGCCTGCTAAACTGCAGGATTGAGCTGTCCATTCATCACCATTATCGTCTGTTTCTGTAATGCCGGATGGCAAAGCACACCAACCGGTTGCCGGTGGAAATACGCATGAACCGTCATTGATAGTTGCATCCGGATTGTAATTAGTCGCATTAGAATCTGTGCAACCAGGAATCACCGTTTGATCTTCACCGTCTGACGGATACAGCATATCATGGAGTTGGAACAGCTTCAATTCCACATATTCCAACGTCTTTTTAATGCCAATCACCTGAAAGGAATAAAACACGACCTGACCATTACGAATGGTTGCGCCAAACGTATAATCCTCACCAAAGGCTTTCCTGCCTTGAATTAAATGGTCAAAACGTACAATGTCAGACAGGCTGTAATCTAAATATGACAATGGCAGTTTAACCGTAAATATATTGTGCTGATTGCAGAATTGACGAAGAAGATATGATGCTAATCTAAAGGCTGAATCCTCTGTGCGGATGTACTTCGATTCAAATTCCAGGTCTTGATGTTTGCCCGATTCAATACCATAATATCTATTTGTATATACATTGCCGGATACATTCACAATATTCTCCGCTACAAGCCATCCCGTTTCCTTTGTAAAATCTTTTAATCCGTAATCATAGTGGTATTTGACATTTACACGGGTTGCCACTTTTTCAATCGGCGTGCGGTCATATTTATAACTAATAACATCACTTGCCTTGATTGTTCTCACCGGATATGGATATAACGGCAGGCGCAACGTCGGAAACAGCTTAAATCTGTTGTCTTTGAAGTAACCGTAATACGGTGTGGATTGAAGAATCTCCTCAATCAGCTTTTTAGAGTTTATTTTCTTGTCCACCGTAAACGACAACGCCCAATCACCCGTTCCAAAATATTCAATGTCCTCCGCTGTCATGGCAAAATCTAATTCTTCGCCTAATATATTGGTAATTATCTCCGGTGCGGTAGGCGAGCCGGATATTCTGCCGGTTACGTCTGCGAAATATTTTTTATCGGTTATGCCTGAAACAAATCCCTGATGAACAACAATCAGATAATAATATTTATTTGAAATTATACCCGTTGTATTTGAATTATTAATATGAACGGGCGCACCAACTTTTAAGGAATTATATTGTCCTGGATTTGACCACCCGGAAATTTCATGCCCTGCGTCCTCACCGTCCGTTTCAATTGAATTATAATCCTCCTGACGGATGAAAAAGCCTGTATAGATAGAATCAGCGTTGCCGGCGGTTACATGGTCAATGTCCGCAGAATTACCGCTTGCTACCCATATTGCCCAAAAACTATCCGCATTGGTCACTCCATCAACATCAACGTCTACCTTTGTAAATATCCACGTTTTTCCGCTTGTAAAGTCAAAGGACGGTACACTTTTTAAATTCAATTCTATATATGCAAAATTTGTCCCGAAATCTGATGGTGGCGTGGATGTGTCCCAGTGGTCAATCGTGCCATGCAGAAATGCGCCGTCTGTCAGGCTTTCATTTAATATCTGTTCCGGATTGTCCCATGTCAGCGATCCTGTGTTGTCCGCGCTTTCACCTATAATGTCCTGCTGTGATACAGGTAAGCGTTTAAACAATATCCTAATTTTGTTCTGTGAAAAATCATTTTCTAATATTGCGCCCGTGCCATCACTCACAACCCCGTTTACATTAAATATTATTTCACTGTTGTTTTCTGTTTCCGCAAACGTAAAATTGTCTGCGCCTTGACCATTTAAAAAATCCTGTGCGTCCTGCTTTATATTCCAATATTCATCCTGCTCATGAACAAACAACGGTGATAGTTTAATAGTTGCCGTACCTACTTCTTTGGTATCTTCATTAAAGACTACTGCTTGCTGATAATCGGCAAATGCAGAAATGGACGATAATTCCTCTCCTTCATAGGTTATATTTTGCAAAACAAGAGGTGAACGGTCAACCCGTCCGTAAACCAATGGATAAGGTTTACCTTTGTATCTCTCCAATACTGTGTCGTTTGTCGGCAGATCGTTTCCCGGCAAATCCTTATGCAGTTCAGCCTGCGACCGATCCTCGCATATCAAATTAACCTGTGATTCGGATTGTGTGAATTTGCGGATAATAAAATGACCGACAAGCTGAAAGTCTGTCTCACCCTGTGCTGATTGCGAAACAAAGTAAATATACACTTGTGCATTGGTAATCGAATTGCCTTGTGTATCAATTAATGAATCAGAAAAACGCCTGCCGTCATCCTCGTAATCCGATACATTCAATGTTACTGACGATATTCTGTATTTCTTGGTTTCAACGTCAATAGATTCAGATATGGACGGAATATTTAATAATATCGGCTGATAATAATTGCCGTCAAACGATACTTTACGTGTGGACAGATAGGCGATACTGTCATCTTCATAAACAATATGCACCGCCGGAAATACGTTTAAATGCTTTGTTGCTATGTCCTGCTGAAAGGTCATGAAACGGCGATTCCTCCACGCCTTCTGGCGGCTGTTTCGAGCATATCTATAAATTCACTCTCAACCCATTGCTCACTGGTAATTGGATTATTGAATACAAAAGTATTGCCGCCACCTGTTGTGCCTCCTCCGGTTGGTGTGATATTGACGTGTTCCGGACCAGCCTCACCGGCTAATATCAGCGTCGGCTTTGTTACCATTTCATCCATACCGGTTGCGGCAGTCTTAAATTCGCCCATTGCCTTGCTGATCTGCATGACATTGGCAAATGCCTGTGCGCCAACAGCAACAGCCTGAATGACGTTGGTTGGATAAATCAATTTAGGATCAGCCATAATTTTATTTATAGTAGCATAAGCATTTACCAGCGCTGATACTTGCTGTAATCGAGCCGCTGCCTTTGCTCCGCCCTTGAACTGCTCCATCCCGGCACTTAACGCATTAAACATCATTCCTGTTGACCGTGCAATAGCTGTGCTGGACGCCTTTGTTTTAGCCTCCACCATACCCATCGCTTCTGCTAATTCAGGATATTCTACCTTTAACCTCTCTATAAATTCCAGCTCCATTTGTTTAGCATTGTTTAAGTCCATTGTACTGCCAAGCCATGCGTCATAAGCTGTTTTGGCGTTTTCTACCGTAGATTCAACTCCAGCATATGATATTTGTATATTTTCTAAATTTTCTAAATCTTCTAAATCAAACGGTGATTTTATGTTTTCCATACCATCAGCTACTTCGCCCGTTCTGTCTTTTAACAATCCAAATGCTTCATGAAACTTAACTGCCAGATCAACACCCGGAATCATTCCTGCTAATCCTCCTGCCACATTTAATAATTGTGTTGTAAATGCCTCTGCGTTTTCAGCAGTAAATAATCTTTGTAGATTATCTATTACTATCGAAGTTTCTTCAAGGTTAGGCGTTAATGCTTCTCCTACACCTATCGCCATTTCATCTAAAATGGTATTAAGTTTTGCCATTTCAGTATTCAGCGTTGCTGTTTCTTCGCCAAGTCCAGCGGACAATTCTCGTGCTGATTTCATCGTAGCGTTGACAAATGCCTGCTTTCTCTCCTGGTCTGTCAGCTGTTTAACTGTTTTTCCCATTGATATAGCAAAATCCTCATACGCTTTATTCGTATCGATCATGATTCCAAGATTATCCAACATTAATTTTGACTGTCGTCCTAATCCTGTAACCAACGATTCAATACCAAATGTAGTGTCTTTTCCCAAGGCTTGAGCCAACCTTTGGGCAATGTCAAACATCTCCGCCATTTGATCTTCTGAATCAAAAATACCCAACAGCATGGCATTATTCGCCTGCCTCATTATATCAATAGAATTTGCCGTTCCATCCAGAGCATCGTTTAACTTCTTGAATGTATCCGTTGAGAACCCTGCCTGTGCTGTTAAATTTTCAAATCCAGCAGATACGCCCTGAAATCGCCCTGCAAGTTCTATGGATTTTTTAAGGGCGTTTATTAAGCCTTGTGCTGCAAAGAACCCACCAGCAAGACCAGCCACAGAGCCAAGCGCTTTATCAAGGCTTAATCCCATATCCTTGCCAGCCTTACCAACGCCTTTCAGACTCGCTTTCGCCTTTTTATCGCCTTTCGTTCGTACCGATATGATATATTCGTCAACGGTTGCCATGCTTTTTCCTTTCTATTTCTGTGATATGGTGCAGCTCATCGGTGTACCAGCCGTGCTTATAAATGTAATCTGCCGGTGTATCTTTAAGTGAAGGAAAAGGGGGCGTTCCTGTCTGGTCGCAGAAACGCATCCCTTTTATTGTGGACTGCGTTCGGAGGTGATACTGTGAGGTATCGGAGGTAAAATAAAAATGCTGGATGTATAATGAATGACCAATGGGTGCCTGTGCTTCTATCGCTTCATCATATAAGGCTATAAGTTCGGCATATACGTCCTCAATGCCGTCAAATTGGACGTTTTTCTTTTTAGACAGACTTTTTGCCATGTACGGGAATTTCTGCTTATCTGTCTGCAATCCTTTAAAATGATACCACACATTCAGTCTAAATAGTATTTCATCTAATTTTTTTTTTCAAATATACGAGTTCCGATAATTGAAAATATCTGGAACCGCTCTTCATCGGACAAGCCTTTTATCTCCTCATCCGAGTAATTCGTCACCAATCGCACAACATCCAGGCTCTTACGGTGCATCCCTTTTGTCACCTTCTTGTCCTCAATGTCCTGAAAATGATTCATATACAAATCTTTTAAATCGGCTTCTGTGTCCAAATCAAACACCTTCAACTTAACTTCCCGGTCAGATATTACTTTGCCGTCACGATCCAGCGTTACTTTGATGGTGTCGTCCATTTAGGCGATCGTAATTCCTACAATCGAACCCGATGATGCAGCGTCCGTTCCAAAGGCTGTAAACGGCAATGTCTGTGTCAGTACGTTACCGCCCGATTCTACACCCGGCTCATTTAAAACGGCTTTTGGTATGTCAATCGTAAATCCTGATGCTTCCGCCAAGTTAATTGCAACGGTATTTGAATCCTTGAATTTCGCCAATAAATCATGAACCGCATCATCACGCTTTGCCGTTAAACTGCCAGTAGCTTCCATTGCGCCTGTCATCACCAATCCAAACGGTTTAAAAGTGGATGTTTCGCTGTAATGGATACGCTCCACCGAACGGTTTATTGATAATTCCCACGAATACAGCACCAAATCCTCCTGCGCACCACCGTTGATGTAGGCGGTCGTAATATCCCGTAAATTTTTAGGCGTTGCGGTGTCTTTTGTGTAACTGCCGGATGTGTAACTGACATTCTCCACATCAGCAAACGTCACGTGTTCCGGCTGATAACCTGTCATCATATTTACAGTACATGCAAGCTGACCGGATTCTGCGGTTATATCCTGATTTAATGTAAGTCCGGTCGCAATGCAGGATTTACATTGTATATCGTTTAATGAAGCATCTGCACCGGCATTTTCAAATACAACCGTCACCTGTGTCGTTGATGCAATAGCGTCTTTATAAGTATTCTTCGGAAAGGCATAATCACCGGTAAAATCCGCTTCACTCGTACCATCCTCAAACAACCATTGACACGCCTGTAATACGGATGTTGGTGTGCCTTTCAGCGTTAAATCAAAAGTATATACCTTCTGATCTGGACGATGTTTTACCTGTGAGGCGTAATTGACAAATTTGCCTGACCGCTGTGCTGCAACATCAATCGGAGCAGATATTTCCGGAATTGTATATGCCGTTACCGGCAGTTCCTTCCATACGCCTGCGCCGTCGCTTAATGCAACCGTGCCGAATGTCGCCTCCGTGCCTATTAAGACACGAATATCCGATGTGGCTTGATAATTAGTTTCCTGTGCCATTTATTTTCCTTTCTTCGGAATATATTTTTTTAAATTCTTACGTAATTCTATTGGTGGATCAGTCAATTCAACCGCCTTGCCGTCAAGTAACGCCTGGTGTTTTGCCGGACTGCCTAAAGTCAATAATGTAACCACTGCCTTTTTGTATGTACTTTTCGCTTTATACTGCATCAGAATTGATTGTAGTTGATAAAGGTTAATCCAAATTCACCAATGGTTACGCCTGTCAATTCATCCTCGTCATCAATTCCGGCATTATAAATAATCTCATCCACACTCAAATCCGTCCACAATGTCCCATTGACCTGTTTGTCCAAAATATGTTTGCGCATTTTATCCATTTTATCTTTTATGCCCTTGTCCTCGTTTCGTGTTGTGTTCGGCGTTTTAAAATAATAGCGGATCCGAACGGTGAACTCCCGCTCTTCAAAGAGGTTTGTTTTCTGGATAAGGCTTGAACCATCCAGGATGATCCTGACAGATTCATTTCCTGATTCTCTATAATGCCCGATATAAACATTCTGAAATTCATCGTCTAAATGCTTTCGTAATCCTTCCTCGATGGATACGGTTGCCACCTTGTCGTATGTAACCGCCATCAGCTATGATACACATCTATTGACCGCATCCCGCCGGAATCCTGTATGTCCTGCCCATGTGGAAATACTTCAACTTCATATTCGTCGTCCGTTGTGCAGATGTCCGCCTGGTCTTTTGAACCAAAGCGAACCCGTAATCCGCCTGCTAATGTTTGATACTGCCCGGTGATCTTTTGAGCTGTAACCACCTGTGAACCTTCATCAATGCCGAGCTTATCATTTCCTGCAACCCAAACGGAATATGTACCCGCTCCAATAGCACCGCCAGTAATAACTTTCAGCTTAATCTTGTCATAGCCTCCGTACCATACACCTTCCATATCCACCGGTCGCAGTTCTGTGTTCCCATTAACTGTCACCTCTCTTAATACGCCTTGTGATGAGTCCTGCGTTACCTGGAATCCAAGTTTAATCTCACCATTGTTTATGCGTTCAATGTAATTGTCTGCCTCTGCCTTAAACGCTTCTGAAACCGGATTGTCCGGGTCATGTGCGGAAATCAAAAAAAACGCCGTATATAAGGCAACTGTGCGGATTATTGTATAATCGTAATTGCCTTCAATGTCCTTCCATTGTGATCTCGGCTGTGTACGGTCCACCAATGAATCAAAAAAACGTGATGCCTTTGCCATAATATCTGTTTTATGCGTTGCCCAATCTTCACCGGACTCCATCAATTTGTCTGTCGGTGTTGCTGTTGAATAATAATAAACCACATCCTCTGTTGAATCGTAAAACCATTCTCCTTCCGCATCGACTGCCGCCTTATTTACTTGCGCAGCACCCAAATCTTTGCCGTCTGCAAATAAAAGATTCACCAATCCGCTATTATGTGAGGCATATAACGAACCACTATCCACCACCCAATTATAAATTGAGCTTTTCATATCGAATCTGTCCACCATTGGATATACATCCCGCAGATCAGATTCAGAAATATATGTCGGAATTGTTGCCATTAATTATAGCCTCGTATTTCAACGATGGTGTCAAGTTTATTTGAGACAGACCGCCCGGTGATGAATTTAATCATGTTATATCCTGCTGTTGAATCTGATTTTAATCCTCCGGCATGAGCCGAATCATAGGCGGCAGAAACAACAAACTGCGCATTTTTCGGACAGGATTTCATTGTAATCTCGCCTGTCTTGTAATTAATCGTTCCACTACCACCGGTAGGACGGGATAATGTGCCGTCACCGTTATCATAAAGCATATCAGCACGGTTCGGTGATGTAATGCCTGTTTTCTTATCTGTCATAGTATCATCCGGCAGACTTGATACCACAGCGGAGGTTAGATTTGCAGCTGTTGGCAATGCACCGACACCAAAAGGCGTTGTTCCTGCACCGCCATCTGCCAATGCAATCGCTGTGCTTGAATTGTTCGTATTTGATTTCACCTGAATATCACCGTTTACAATCGTAATAGTCATATCTGCCCGTGCATCATCAAAAGCCGTTTGTATCTTATACAATACACCGTTTGAGGTATTGCCCCATGTTACATCACTCGAATCTGTTGTGAATGAATAATCTGTTGCACCTGCACCATCTAAATTAACTGACAAGGTATAAGCGGTTGACTTTGCCAAACCGGTTTCAGACGCTAATGACTGGTTTTTCATTCCAAAATTCTGATAACCGCCCTCTGTGTAATACTTAAATGAAATACTTCCCGGAACAAAACCAGACGCCTTCTTCGTCGCTGTTCTGCCGTAACCAAGTAGATTCATAGCATGATAATCACCATTTCCGTTAGTTTTTACCATCAATGTTGTACCGTCACCGTTGCCATTCTTGGACGTATCATCGTAATCATGGTCAATGTTTGAAAATGGAAACCGCAGAGCCGTATTATCAGCATGAGTAGCCGCTGTACTGCCCTGTGATCCACGAATAACGGTTAATGTATTGGTTGCTATCGCCGTCACTTCCATCGTCTCATCTTCAATGCGGATGTAATCTCCGACTTCAAAATAATCACCGTCATCCACATCCACATCCGTCTCGGTTGCGTCTAATGCTTCTGCTAATAACTGAGAATCGACCGCCACATAAGTATTTCCCAATGCTGGTGCTTGGTTATCAAGCGTTGAACCACCACCTGCGGATGATGCTGCAGAATAATCAATAAATCGAGGATTCGGAATAAAAAAGAACTCACCCGGTGTTAATAAAAATGTATGATATGATAATGTTGTACCGTCTGTATCCGGTGAGCCTGCTGTCCATGAATAGTTTCCGATCTGGATTTCTGCCGCTGTCTGTCCGGCGTTGGTAATAACCAATGTCTTAAAACCCTGAATTGTCTGTGCGCCCTTTGTAACATCAAAGACCATCAGCTTTGTAAATGTATCGGTGGAATCTACTTCCTGGCGAACAATGAATCCGTCTTTATACGTATATGATTTTGTATAATTGTATTTCTGGTCAGCTGTCAGCGTTAAATTTGCAGTTATATTCGGCATAATTCTCCTTTTATGGACATCCTGTAATCTTTAAAATAGCGGGTGGATATTCGCCATCGGCGCTTCCACCCCAGCGCAAATAGCTTGTCGTCGCTGATGTCTTGGCGTAAATGGTTACGTAATTGGTGGACAACGCTGTTAATCCCGTCAAATACCACTTCTGCGTTAAATAACTGTCATCCGTCTCATCCGCATAATCAGATTTTGTTTTTGTATTCCCGGACGGATTAGAGGTGATATAAGCAGAACCGTTGTAATCGTACAGGGCAAAGTAGGCGATACGGTTAGAGGTGGACGCATCTCTGAAAATGGAAAACTCAATTTCCACATTTCCGGACGGTGGTGCAGTATAGGATGTTTGTAGTGATGTGCTTATTTCAGCGTATGCGGTTGTCAATGTGTAGCTTGCATCTGTTACAGGATCAAGTACCGTCATGCCTATTATTGCACCTGGAATCGTCGATAAGCCATCACCTGTTAATTTTGAATTGGTCGTGTCCACGCCAAGCAATGTTGTTCCTGCTACATTCTGGAAGTCAACAGTTGCCGTGCCTTTCTTACTTGGCTGCACTTTAAAATGGTCTTTAGATGTGTATAATGCCGATCCTTTTCCGTCGCCAGACTTAACCTGACGCAGCGTAGCATCAAAGCCTTTATTGGCATTGTCAATTTGAAATAAATCTTTATACCATGAAGATAATGCGTTATCGGTTAAAGCCATTTACTTTTTCTTTTTCTTGGTGTCTTTTAATGTCTCGCCCAATTTGGTTAGTTTATTTGAAAAGGCTATTCCTGTCCAACCAGCACAAGCTAAAATCAGCGTATCAAACATTGTCTCATCAATATAATCCATCTGAAACAAAAAAGCTGTAATAGCAAAACCGGCAAAGCCAATATTGCGCTTCTTTGAATTTTCACCAACAAATAAGCCGGTAATATTCTCCAATGTTTTACTTTTACTTAAAAGTCCGGATAACAAACTCATATTATTCCTTCCCGTTTTTGTTTATAAATTTTAATAAAGTGTGTAAAGACTTCTC